CTTGCCGCCGGATCGCGGCGTTCCCGTGCCGTCCCCGCCGATATAAACGTCGTTCGACTCATTGGACGGATCGGGTACGGGTTCGGCCAGCGGGCTGAGAAGCACGATGAACGTAGAGGAAACCTGGGCCTCCCCGACGACCACTTTGCGCCCAAGTCTGTACCCGTCAAACGGGTGGGGGGCGGAAGTGCGGCGCTCCTTGATCGCACCCACCTCGCTGGGATCGAGCAACAGCCCCCCTTGTTCCGCGCTGCGGGACGCCGGGTCAAGCGACGCCATATCCTGCGCCATCTCGGCCGCAGCTTTCCCTTCATTACCCTTGTCAACCGGGTCTTTCAATCCCTTGCCTGCTTTTGATTTGTCGTCTGCCATTTCTCGTCAACGCTCCCTTTTGAGTGGCGCGGGCGGGGGCGGAAGGTGTGGAGTCGGCCGGGAGCGTCCCAACTCAACCCTTTGCCCCCGCTACCCCGCGCACGCGGTTGTTATTTAGTTGCTGGTGCGGTTGGTGCGGTACTCCACGACCGCGTTATCCGCACTGTTGAATACTGATTTGCTCACGCCCCACATGAATCCGACGCAAAACCCGACTTTGTTGCCATAGTCGAAGGTTTTCTCATTCCAGATCCATTTCTGACCGTAGGCGATGACTCCCGCGCCGACCCCCAAGTGGAATCCGGTGGCGCCGTTCGTGGCACTGCCACTTCCCCAGGCGGTTGTGATCGGGCACCGTTCATGGGAGTGGATCGGGCAGTTTTCGTGCATCCCGAGCGCTCCGGTGAAAACAGGGTTGTCCATTCCACGCATCAACGCCTGCATCCGGGTATCGGACCACTGGGCATCGCGCTGAGTGAGGTCGAACGCCTGATCGATGCCGATAACCACGACACCGCCGGTTTTCTTGCCCTTGAACATGGGCCCGACGACCTTGGGCGTGGCCTTGCGGCCGTAAGCGACCGCGCGCGAGATCATGTAGAGGGTGAAAAAGTCCCCGGCCTCGATGGTGGCCGTGCTGGTGGCGTCCCCGCCATACAGCGCTTTGGTGGACGAGGTGCCCAGGGCAGTGAAAATCGCCTGGTCCATCGTCGCCGCCTGCCAACGTTTGAGCAAATCGACCGCCCATTGGCGATATCCGGCATCCGACGGGCGCTGCATGGACATGCGGCCACCGGACACGATGGCGTTGCGTTGCATATACAACGTTACGTCGTCGTCGTACGTGGTCGGCGCTTCCTCGTTGCCCTCCATCGTGGCGTCGTTGAGCACGCCGGAGCCGCTGAGTTCGCGGATCTGCCCATAAGTAATATTATCGCCCTGCTTGGCCTCCAAATCCGGCAGCTCGACGATAATTGAGTTTTCGTAATTGCGCCCCACCAGCCCGTTCTCATAAAAATAGGACTGGGTTTTGGCCTCAATCCACCACTTTTTATGCCACGCCTTGCGGGTGAGCGCGTTTCCTGTTGCAAAAGTCCATTCTGCCATGACGTTCTCCTTGCCGGCAGCACTGACACATCACTACGTCGTTTTCCACGGCAATCCGGGGAATTTCTTGCGCACCTCGGGGGATGCATCCTTCATGAGCGAGTCGAATTTGTTATCGTCCAGCCCCATCAAATGCTCCTCCATTTGCGCCTCGGTCCATTTGGACATATCTCCGCCGCCGCCTTTGAGGGCTGAATCGTCCCTGCCGGCAACGGTGCGTATCCCCCCGCGTGTGGCGTCGTCGATGACTTTCCTTGCCGCGCGGGATGCCGTTTTGGAAATCAACTTGGCGCGGTCCATCAAATAGTACGCTTCGGAGATGGTGATGCCGTATTTACGATTTTCCAGCATCCAATCCTGCACCTGGGATGAGATCTTATCCACGGCCGCGCGCTGTTCGGGGGCGAGTTCGGCATAGGGTTTTTCAAACTCCCCCTTGGCGTACTCGTCGCTGAACGCTGCTTCTTCAGCCCGCAGTTGTGCCACGCTCTCGTCCTCTTTCGCCTTGCCCATCTGCTCGTCAAGCGCGGTCTTGAGGTGCAGGTCGGTTGCAAGACGGGGAGCGATGGCGAACGCGGCATCCGGGTCTATGCTGTAGATTTGCCTGAATGTCTTGCCGTGGTACGGGTGGTTTTTATCGTCGTATTCCACCCGCGCATCAAACTTATCCGCCGGCGCGTCGCCGGTAGACGGCGGGGTCTTGGTTGCCGGAGGTGTGTCAGTCGCCTTTTTTAATTCTTCAATGGTTTGTTCCAACCGCGCGATCCTCTCGTCGCGCTCGTCAACAACATCGTCGTCTGCCGGTACGTCATCGCCTGGAGTGTCGTCGCCGCCGTCATCCCCAGGAGTGTCTCCACTCGGGGGATCAGTGGGCGTGTCGTCGCCACCGGGATCGTCCGTAGGGTTGCCGTCCAACGCTTTCAAGTCGTCGTCCGTAAGGGTGTCGCCATCACCTACCGCTACCTCGCCGCGATTATTGAACAGCGGGTAAAGGAGGCGTTTGATTGTGATGATGAGATAGTTTTCGAATACTTGTTTCATAATGTTTCTCGCTCCCGTGAGATGGTTTGGTTATTTTTCCTTTATCGTGATGCTGATCGACAACCCGCCGGTCAGCTCGAATAACGACGGGTCGAAGTCTTTAGGCAGCGCGGATGATGTGATCACCACACGCGACAAGTCCAATGTGAGTTCCTCACCCGCCGGATTTACCACGGCTAATCTGGCGCGTCCGGTGGAATTGGATACGTCGTAGCTCATAAATCTCAATGGCGATTCAAAGGTAATGTCGTGTTTTTTCCTTTTACGTGCCACTTGCTCACCCCCTTCTCTGCTTTATCCCCGCCTGCGCCATTTCCAATTCGCGCTTGTCCATACGGGCGGCGATTTCCTTGGCGTGCGGCTCTCCGGAATGCTCCAGCGCCGCGCGGCGGTCGTATAATCCGAGTTTAAAGTTTTCACGCGCCGTTTCTTCCTTCAACAACCTGTTCGTCGGCAGCGAGGAGCCGGCGGTGATGGCGATGTTAAAATCGACGATGGAGATGCCCTCCGCTGTCGCTTTCTCGATAGCACCTTCCCAACGCTCAAGCCGCTCCTGGCGTTCCTTTTCCAGAAGTTCCACCCCCTTGTCGGCATCCGCCGGTCCTGCTTGGTCATTCGGGGCGCGGAATTCGTTCACCCGGTCGTCGGTTATCAACGACTCCCACTTGCTGCGGGGCCATGAACGCAGGATGATCGACAGCAGCGCCTTGCCGGTGCGTTCCAGGCAGGATTCCAGGCCACGGATGGCCGGGTTGTGCATGATGGTACCGGTATCCTGGAGGGCGAGTCCGAGACGGCCGGACATGCGTTCAATCCCCTTGGGGATCTTGCCCCGCATCACCTCGGGGAGCGAATAGGCATCGTCGATCGCCATCTTGTCTTCCTCGATATGATTGGTGAGGGCGGCGAAATCAATGACACCGGGTTGCAAGCGGGTGGGCACGCGCGCGGACTTATCGATCAACAATTCATTGCCGGGTGCGTCCGGGTGCTCCGGGTCCCTCCAACGCGTGCCGGTCGATTCCCGAATGGGGGGAGCGGACAGATTTTTGCTGATCGCCAACGTATACTGGGTTTGGCGTTTGCAAAGCGACTTATTGGGGCCGAGGGCGTAAAACGTCGGTGAGCGGTAGTATGCCTTGGGCAGGCGTTGGCCGTAATAGAATGTCACCGGCAGGACGGGATCGCCGTCACTGTCCAGCCCGAGCATGTTCTTGACCTCATCGCGTTCCTTATAAGGTTCCAAGCTGTAAGCGTCCTTTTGCGGTATAAGCTTGCTGCCTACGATGATGCGTGTGTAACGGTTGTTGAGGGTGCGGGGCCAATATTGCGCGTCGGTGATCGGGAGGCGTTGGCCGCCTTTCAACTCCACCACACCCTTTGCCTTCAACTCCTCCACGGCGCGTTTGGCTTCAATAGGTGTGTTTTCAACCAATCGGAACACATGGGGTTGGTCATTGGAGGTTACGACCACCCAATGCTCGCGCTCCGTTTTCAACATGTGCGCTTCAATTTCCCACACGCGGCGCTTCTTGTCGGCATCGGGCGGAACGTTTTCCTGCCCGCGCTTGTAGTTGTCGTCGGATGTCAGCGTGTCGGTCACGGGGCCGTCGCCGGTTTCAAAGTCGTCGTCAATGGAAACGATTTCCTCGTCCTTCAAGTCGTAATTCGCCTTGATATACCCAATCGAGCGCAACTTCGCCTTAATAAGATGGGTATCGGACCGGTCCCGCTTCCTGCTTCCTTCGTCCCAATACCAGTCGTCCGCCTTTTCTTCCTCGAAAACGACGGCGCCGAACGGTCCTTTGTTGGGGTCGCGGCGCGCGTAGATTGCGCCTATGCCGGACAGGTTACGCTCCTCCACCACGTCAAAAACCACGTCGTTGCCGTAATTTTTCAGCCACACGTGCTCCAACGCGGATTTGCAAAGCTCCGCCAAGTAGGGATCGGATTCGCGCAGCGGGAATACTTTGATATCAGGGCGCTGCGAAGTGGCGACGGCTGACGCCCCCTGGACGCCGAGCACAAGACGGTTGTGGATGTGGGGGGCCTGGCCGGCACGTGCCATATCCGTTTTTTCCTTATCGCTGAAAAACTCATTTTCCAGCGCCGCTTTCTTGCACTCTCCCGCCTGCTTAATCCAATCGGACCGCGCGGGGGCGGCGGCGAATCTCGACAGCGCCTCGTAGACTTCCTTTACCTTGGGGGATGAGACGGATGAGACGTGGGATAGGAATTTTTCGGGTAACGTGTTGGTAGTCGCCGCCATCAATTACTAACCCTTTCGAATATACTACCTTTAGCTATTACATACACAGGTGGCTGTGTGTTACCCGAATGCACGCCCAACCACACATATCCGCGCAGTAAAGTGTGCAATCTTTCCTTTAATGTTAATTTCCATTTTGATATGCACACTTCTCCGTCCGTAAAAACTGGGAGAGGTGAGCACTCAGCATCCGTCATAGACGGCGGCTTTTCTAATGTACGATTGGCTTCCGCGAAAATTGTGGGTTCCATTAATTGCTCTCCGGTTTTTGTTTTAAAATATTATCAACGCCAGCAGGCGGGGCCAATTGGCGCAGGATCAACTCCTTGGACGGGGTGACGATATTCGGGTTGCACTCGTGCATGAACGTCACGGCGAAGGGCTGATGGACTGCGAACGTCGCAGCGTTGATGGGTTCGAACTCAACAGCGGAATACAGATCGAGGGCGCCGGATAGTGCATCGATGATCTGGCGGCGTTCGGTTTCGTTTATCTCCTTGAGCAGTCCTCCGTGCAATTTGACGAACACGGTGCGCATGAAAAAGCCTTCGTCATTGGCGAGTGTGACGACTCGGTAGCCAAGTTCCCACTCCCCCACGCGGGTGGTATGCACGGCAGTGAGTTCCTTTTGGCGGTACGTGTCGAGGTGGGATAGAATGACGCTGCCGCTGCCTTGGTTTTCGACATGAGCACGCAGCGCGGCGAGGGCGTCGTGGACATCCTGCCTGAGTCCCGGTCCCCGCTGCTCCCACCAGCGTTTTTCCTTGGCCGCTGCTCCCATAACGACCCCCTTTCGCGCTGAGCACTGGGTGTTTCGTAATACGGAATAGTCCTGTGTAAAGGGTATAGGGGGTGTGGGGTGGATGTCAAGCGGAAAATTGTGGTGGGGTGTTAACGCAACCCCAACATATGGTGTAGTCTTGGGTGGATGATGCGACGGGCGAGGTGGCGCAGGTGTACGCGGGCGATACGAGCGATGCAACGGTCGCATAACCATAAATTTTCACCCGTGACGTCGCGGTATTGGGCGCCGCACGATAAGCAGATGATGATGCGGCGTGTTGGGCGCCGGGGGATGTCGTGTTGTTTTTCAATTGCAGTCACAATCGGCCACCTTGCCTCTCATGAGTAAGTTTTCGTTTTGCAGCCTGGTGTTGGTTTCCACGAGACGATGGTTCAGGGCGCGTTCGGTGGTGAGCTGGTGGGTGAGGGTTTGGGCGTTGGCGTCGGATAATTCTTGCGAGGACGATGAGCCCATGATGAAACCCACCGCGAAAATGGCGAATACAAGACCGATGCAGAACAGCACAAACACGAAGACTTCTCTCATCACCCTACCTCCCCCAATTGCTCACGGACGCTTGCCGCGACACGTCTTCATCCCGCCGCAGCACTTCAGGAGGTCCGCCGAGTTGCAGGGATGCTTGCACCGTGCATCCGGCAGCGACCACGCAATCCCATTCCTCGCCCTTTTCCGGTCCTATCCGCCGCCCGTCTTCGTGTTCGATAGTGGTGGACGACTCATCCAACAACGTCGCGTCATACACGTGGCCGCGGCATGTGCGGTACCAGTTTTTCAAGTCCCCGCACAAGAGGTGTTTCGCCTGCTGATCCTCGTGCCATCCGATCATATCCGTGGTGGAATCGCCGCGTTTGCCGTACAGTTGGCGTACGTACTGGTTGGCGCCGACCTTTTCCAACTCCTTTACCGTGGTGAGGCCCGCACCCGTCCGCTCCACACATATCATCGCCCGCTCGCGCCGGATGGAATGCAGGGTGTCGCCGTAATGGTAATTGGCGTAATACTCGGACAGGGTATTGAGATACTTCGCCCAGTCCACCGCGTCCACCCGGTTGGAGCGGATACGGCATACGAACTCGTCGATCAGCCGGTCTATGACGTAGGCGACGGAATACGAGCGGCCCTGGCCTTCACTGACGTCCGACCCCATCGCGTAGCGGTTCGCCCAGTATTCGCCGTTCCAACCGGAGGTGAGGAAGTAGGGGTAGCGCCAGAGGGTGAAGATGTAGGGGCCGCGTT